AGGGAAAAACACACAAAAAACCCTCTACCGGACGACGTCCGGTTGTAGATTAGCCAAAGGATAATCAATTTGCTATAATTTAGATTATAAGCGTGGGACGTCGAACATAATAATGGATTATGTGGGAACGTAAGATGGTAGGATTTATTAAGTACCATGATTTGTTTAGACGACATGCTAGCATGACAAAGTTTTCTGAATTGCCAGTCTAACAGATCGTGGGGGAAGAATTTACATATTATACGACACACAACGTGGCGGCCCAACCATAAAACCAAACTGAAATGAATCAGTAGCGTTACGGTAGACTGTTACGCGATTCGATGTACAACCCTTGATTGTTGCCAATCCTTTGGGAAATATACCTAGTGCATCATTTATTGCATTATGTTGCATGTTCGTGATAGGACACATGTGATACGCCGAGTAGTACGGGACATGTAGATCTATTATGCCTTCCAAATTCTGCGGAATTACCTGAATAGTATTACAAGTATTTTTACTAGTAATATCATCAGTGGTTGATACAAGAGTGTTTGGCTTGACACCATCCACATCTTGATTGATTCGATAATAAACTTCTAAAGAGTCAGATTTTTGGTCCAACCAAACTTTAGTGTTTATAGATCCGCGATAGAAAGTATATATGTGAGCAAAATAGTCTAAATATCCCAAATGTACTTGATCGAATGCACCCTGTGTGCCAGACAGACCATAAGACATAATGTAGGGATTGATAGTAATTGCAGATAAAGGAGTGCTTCCATTTTGATGAAATACTTTGTGGGAACGTTTTATGAGCTGACGTATAGAAGTAACCTTCTCTCCTACAGTACATAAGTTGTTGATCCATTGAGGTGTTTCTGGGGCATTTCCAAGTTGATCTTTATTAATATCTTGCTGCTCTTCTTCTTGCGGCTCCGCCTGTCCTACTTGGGCCTGGGCTATACGTCGTAGTAGTCCCAGCCTAGCAGTTGTAGTTGAAGTCGTTGTTGGGGGGGGAGTGGAAGTAACCAAGAACGGTATGAGTTGACAATTACTAGGACCCGCTACCTCGAAGTCGGGACCTGCGCTAACTTCAAGCAAAACATCAATATCGCTAGATACTGTAGAGTTATAAACGAGTTCATTTAAGACCTCAATTATAACAACGCCAGTAGTAGAGAAACGATTATTCGCTTCAGTCGTCGCGAGTTCACCAACCGTAAGCCACGGGTGCGTAGCAACAAAAGGAACACGAAAAACTACATCAGTTTGCGAACGAATGTCCACAACCTGAGAGTAATTATAATCGTGACGCTTTGTATCTGTTGACCATACAGTCCCTGGTTGAAAGTAAATTCTTAATCTTCCAGAATGAAATTTTGTTTTAACAAGTTTTATAGTTATATCCATTGAACCACGCCAAAATTGAAAAATTGAAGAAGTATAGGTTAAATGGGTTGGAATTATAGTGTTTGTCGCTGCTTCTTTCTGATAGAAATAAGCCGGATTAATGATCTGAGCGTATAAAACTTTCCCTGCAACATCAGATGCCTGCCACTTAAAGTTATCGAAATAACAGGGTGTAGACAGTGAATGATGCAGCGCCATCTCATCGATATTATTACCAACCATGTCAGGCATCAATTCGATCGCATTGTCAGAGGCAAGTCCCAAACAGTGCGACATGTCAACGCCATCATAATTAGACATAAAATGAGTAGCAGAAGGTTTTACAAACTCAGGAACATTAGTCGTTTGTAATTTTGAATAACCAAAAAATTTGAGGAAGGCTGCCGTGCCATCACACGCCCATGTTACAGGTCGTATGATTTCTGACAGCACTGGGACACTGGGTATTGACTTGAGAAATCCGGACAAAGATGAAACGTCCTGTGCGATTGATCGATACGCTTCCATTTTCTTCTCTTCTTGACCTACTTGAGCGCTTGCGCGTACAATACCTGAAACAGAGGGCACTAATTGCTTAGATACCAATGTAGCTCCAGTAGGAAAAGCGAGATCAATATTCTCTAAGTTGATCCATGCCGTACAGTCTACGTGACCGGTTGACGAAAGATCTACTAGAGGGGAATATACAATCACAGCTAGCCGACCCCATGTTCCTTCACCAGTCGCAAGATTAAAGTGCGAGTGGGGGGAGCAATAAGGTAGACATATCTCAACTTCAGTACTCAGCGATATATCAAGATCCACACGAGGACATCCAGATGCTGCAACCATAGTAGCTTTAGTGCCCTGCAAGTAATGGACACCGTAATCTCCTTTATAAGAATAGTACGGAATCCATACCAGCATAAGACGCCCAGCTTGAAATGGTTGCGCATTGACTTGAAGACGGAATTTAACGTCCGCCCGCAAGCCATAGAAGCCATCGAACTTCTCCTGATATAAGGGAAGTTGTAAAAAATCGTCGGGAAAGTCAAAAGTTTGTATAACGGAAAATTGGGAAGCACTACTTTGCCATTCAAAATTTTTAAGGTTTATAGGTCTTTCCAAAAAGTTTTTAACTGTGTGCTCTCTACCATCTTTGGCGTTGATAAGTAAGGAATCACGCATCGGTATTTTCATACCAAACGTGCGACTACTTACAGTCTCACCTTCGTTGGTAAATTGCACTAATTCTTGAGTGATTTTAGTAATTTGTTGATCTTGAAAGTTCGCAGGTGGTTTAGTTTAATGTATCACATCACCTAATGTGAGTACACGAGTTGTTACACTGGATTTTGATAGGGCTGCTATCGACCGATCCTGAGCAGTAAACCTAAATAAGTACGGTCTTACCAAAAGTAGCGTTAAAATTTCTTTACTGTAACAACAATGCTTATCGAAATTTCAGGGTTCACACTTTTGGAGGGGACATAGAAAACCTTTGCTGGTATATCAAAGGGAAAACTATGGGCTCGTTTTAGGTATGTTCGCCAACATACAACCATCTATTCTGGAGTCACATTACCTATGACGGGAGCCGGCTCATAGGGAATTCCTTCCGAGTCTTTAACATGCGGGCTCAAAACATGGGATATTTCTTTAACGTCTTGAATACCTAAAAGACCAATGTACAAGCATTTATACCATATCACCTACACCTTGAAATTGGCATAGACGATATTGATCCAAATAACCTGTATAAGTGTCGAAAATCGGTGTAACAGATGTATATTGTGTAAGTTTCCTCGCTTGTTCTTGTATTTTTGGTTTCCAATAATCAAAGCGTTCTCGAGAAATGAAAGATAACTCGCTCATAATACTCTTAAGGTTATTAACAGTAATTACAGCAGGGTCTTCAGATCCCGATCGCACCCAATTTGAGATATCCAACAATACATCTTCGGGCATCGGTGCTACGTACATCTGTAAGTATTCATTGAACGCAAATCGACGTTTTAAAAACGATATCTCAGACAAAGTTCTATAGTCTACTACAGTTCCAGTCTTGAGCTCATCAGTGAAATCAATGTCGAAACATTGTTTCATCATAGCTGTTAGCGTGCGTTGATTAAATCGATCAATAATACTAGGATGTATATTTACACATACGTCGTCTCCATATGTAATCATATATACGAGTCGGAAAAACATTTCTACAGTGCACAATTCTGGATCGTCAGCAAATATCATGAAATAACAATACATCATCATGAAAATACCACATACGCTATTAGTAATAGCAGTACCTGGATTTCCTGATGGCATACCGTTCATAACCTGATAGAAAACACGAAACTTTTTCAGCACTCCTTCTTTCTCGAATTCCTTCTCGCATAAATGAATATGTGTAGTGCATTCATAAGCTATATTGCGTAAAAATTGAGCAAACTCATCAAAAGATAATTCGCGTCCCAGTACGACATTCTTGCCAACGACAACAATCTCGCCCCAGTGAATACGATACCATTCAATAGCTGCTTCATAAAACGCCTTATAGCCGTCAGTACATGCTTTACCATCATAATTTGAATAATCAGCGGCAATAGTGTGTGCTCCCTTCTTTTTAAGGAAGGTAGCTAATCGATGCCATTCTGGACTTACAGGGTTAATACCTACAGCCATCATATTGTCAATTCGATTATTCATACAATGAGCGATAAATGGCAAAAAGTATTTACGATACAAAATACAATAATGCATGGGACCAGCAGAAAAGATACGCGTCTTTCCAATATCAGCTTTTGCTATCGGAATGCGCGCGTCCTTCATAGTGTCGATCCATGCAATGAACGGTCTTTTGTTATCGAGATACATTTGCTCTAAGGCATGTACATCATTCACTACTTCTCCATAACCAGGCAATGCTGGATTAAATTCATAATCTCCAAAATATCCAGTTTTTCCCCGGCCTGCTCGTTTGTCAAAAACATACGGGTAGCCAGGACTAGACGTCTTGTTGATAGAATTTAATCCTTCGATACCATCAATACCTTGAATCGCTTCATCAGTTGACAAGGGCACATGATAGTGATGTGAATCTCGAGCGTTCTTCTTACACAATAGTTGAACTATCGCGTTCGTGCATCTCTCACTTATTTGCTTGTCCACTCGTGGTTGATCATAACCCCATTTCTTGCGATTAAGGGCAGCAGGATCAACACGTTGTCCAAGCGCATTTGTGAAAGATCGTAAATGTCCAGGTTTCGTCAAAGTCGGTATCAAATCACCGTGAATAGGTGATTTACGCAGTTTCGTAGTTACAGGTGCAGGTACGGCGCCTTCCTCAGCTCTAACAACGATGAAATTGTCACCATCATTAAAGTTATCGAGGACGGCAGTCTCCATAGGTTGGAGTTCTTCCCACGCAAATTGCAATACATTCGGGATGTTACTCAAAGCTTGTTCAATCTCTTCACGATATATCGGTACACCATAGGCGTCTCCGGTTTTTGGCACTCCAGCATTATGTAATCCAACTATCTTTGTCGGTATGCGGGAGTTCATCAAAAGCAGAGGCGCACCACAATCTCCAAATTTTGTTGCAGCGTGATACCACCACGACATAGGGTTAATGAGCACTACAGTGTCTCCATTGGATCGACGTAAATCGACTTCAACGGGTTCAGATAATAGTGTTGCATCTTGCAATATCAGTGGCGTTCGTATCATTTCCGCTTCACGAACTTCGTACTTCAATATCTGAATAGTCTGGACATCATGTGAGTAAGATACAGCTTTCGGTTGAAAATGTTGAACAACAGAAGCAAAGTTAATTCCTTTGTCATCTAACGCAACTAAGCACGCATCTTTCTCACCAATCCGTATACACGTCTCTATAAATTTAGTCACAGGTATTCTCTTGTATATCAATCCTTTATTATTTCGCATTACTACGTCATATTCTGGGTGTTCTTCTAATACAAGTTTGAAATGCCAGTTCATTAAAAATATAGAGCCACGTATACAAGTAACATGTCCCAAATGCCTCACTACTGCTTCATCGTCTCGTTCTGTCACATAGATGCGGAATACGTTGGGCCACAAACGATTAGCAACTCCTTCAGCTTGAGAATCAAACATTGCTGCTCGATTAAATTGAGTTTCGGGTCGTAAGCTAACGCGAGTAGGACTCAATGATTGAACGATAGCTCTGCGAAGTGCAATCTTCGAAGGTTTTCCTTGGTGGTCCAAATTTTGTACTACGGCACGATGTTTTGCCGCAGATTGAGGTTTTCCTTGATGATCGAGATTTTGGACTACAGGTCGAGATTGTCGAACATGATGTGGTCTACCTTGGTGGTCCAGATTTTGACATACAGGATTCTCCCATAAGTCATCCAAGCCTACTCGGTCTACCAAATCATCTTCGCCGATCGCACATCCTCGTTCTATTGCAACCTTTCGACATTCACATACATCAATTGTACACAAGGGACACTTGTCACAATCACATGATGTTGCAAAATCAAAAAGCCGCGCCTGAACTTGGGGGCGATTCTCAGCACTTCGAGGTCGTAATTTCGCGTTAGCATAAGCCATAAAGATTCGTTTATTTGATTCAGTCTGTTGTCGGCATGCGTACACATAACACGCACAAGGCACACCCCAGTAGTAATATTCTTCAATAATACTAACTGGTGCGTTCCTGCACGTCTTACACGCAGCGCACTTGCCATTCTTATAACACGCTTCTGCTTTATCTAATGACTCACGAACTTCATCGATCAATTCATACAATGTCTTCTTTTTAGGAAAAAACATTCTATATAAAGACCGGAAGAACTTAAAAGCCAAAAGCAAACCAATAATGCGCACTATAATGCCAGGTAAATTAAATCGAATCTTGTAATAAGCAGGTTTAAAGTACTTATTCCACCATTGCTTATGCGTCTCTATAGTTCGTTCTATGAAAGTCAATTCACGGTCGGTAATCGTTTCAGTGAAAGCGGGTAACATTCGTTCTTCGAAATCGAGATCTTTGTCCATATAATAGAACGCTCCTGCACTATTATATTGATAAGACACTGCCTTATAATCGCATAATTGTTGAACCTTATTAGGAACAACGTTACGCAAAGACGGCACCCAACCCATAATAGAGCTTCCAGCCAGTAGAGGGAAATCAATCAGTGCAGAGCGAGCAAGCGTGTAGAAAGCAGTTCCGTTCAAGTACGAAGCTAATTTTCTACCGCGAATCACGCTGCATTTACCAAAGATATCTTCTCCTATTTGGTTATTCACTTCTTCCCAATTAGGTGACACAACACGACCATAATGTTCATTTAAGAAATATTTATTAGTCGTGTCGATTTTACCTACTTGGGCTTCAGCGGCGTCAAATACTGTAGGGTCGTCGTCATCTAGTCGTCGTCGGGGTCGGGGTATCGGTTGTTTCGCGTAATCTTTGAGAAAGGAATCATACGAAGCAAATGAAGCGGCATTATTTCGTAAAACTCTGCCTACGGTTTGCACCATAGTAGCATAATCTACAGGTTCACCTATCGATTCTGTCGTATGAGGATCAAATCGTGTATACTCATAAATTTGCAAGTCAATCGCCTTACTGGTATCTATTTTAGTAGTATCTAGCATATATAGTTGTTGACCATTACTTTTATAATACTTACGATATTGCTCCTTCAATGACACGCGATAAGCAAATTCTATACGACGAGCCACTGCTTCCTTACACCATATGCTCTCTGCCTTGATTGTTTCCAAGTTTGATGACATAACAACTAACTTAGGACAACCAAAAGTGTTTCCTTTCTCTTCTACTCCTGCCATATGTAACATGTACGGAAACATGTTACCGAGTCGGATGATTTCAAATAATTCAGGTGAGGGATTTGCTTGCGAGTCTTTCAATTGGAATGCGTCATCATAGATAATGTATTCTTGATCTAGATAACCATCCCAAAATTCAGTTTCGGGGGCACGAGCATAAACTTTTGATTCCCAATTCGTGAGGTCAGTTCCTTCCGCTTTCATGCAATCCAATATGAATGGATACGTGAAAGTGGATTTACCAACACCAGAATTACCAGTAAACCAAACCATCAAAGGTGCACGTCGTACGCGACATTTGTCAGCTCCAGATCTCATTGCGGCTTCAGATATCTTGTAAGTTGTCTGTAGCAAAGAACGAATAAGTTCGGCATTTTTCCGATCATATCCTAATTTGGTACAACGAGACAACAAACGGATACCTTTCACGTGCAATTTACCAGCGGCCTCCATCGTCGCGGGATCAGTAGTTATACGTTTACGTTTATACAATCTACTCATTTCCGCGACTTCGTCAGCCCAATCTTGCACAGCTTGGATGTAAACAGCTTGTGCAGCCGACAAGTCACTTCCAAAAACTTTCTCATCAATAAAATCCGTTGCTTTTTCAACAATAGGGTCCATTTTACTCCAAAAAGATTCTACACCAGACATAGCGCGAGGTATAGAATAGATTCGGTTAATAAACTCATCGCATGTATGCTTTCCAGGGAGTTTCTGCGCAGTCAACAGAAAGATAGCTGTCAAAATCGCTTTTGCAACTAATCTTAGCATAAACTGCACATCATCTTCTCCGGATTGAGCAAACGCACGATTAAATATAGCGGAAAAAGCTTTCTGAGTCATATCGAGGGGTACGGCACATATCAATGCAGAAGTCAAATTCGCAACAAGGTCCACCGTAGCAAGCTTACCCTGAGTCCATCTACACAAATTATATATTGTTGTGCAGAGGGCCACAGTGCGAGTCTTGATACGATCAGCCAAGTCAGCGGATAATCCTCCCACAGTGGTAGCACCATCAATTACTTCTCTTACAGCACGAGATTTAAAAAATTCTTCTATAAGGGGCAAATGATGTTCATGTACAACCTTACCGCGAAGTAAGTTAGGTACAAAATCATATCCCCCTTGAGCTTCAGCTTTTCGGGCGAATCGAGAAAAAACAGTCGGTCCGGGGTTCAATTCTATATCTCCTGATAATAAAAGCTTCTCAAGTTGATACAGAGAATGACATTGTCTGATCTTCTTCATCATTCCTGTATCTTCCAGAAAGACTCTAAATTCTCTTGAGATATAAATTCTTGGTCGAGGTCGTATTTCAATGCCTGCGATATTTACACTCTGGTAGTTAAAGTTCTTAACAAAGTCCCAAATGTCTTCAAACGACATATAACAAAATTCTGTTATATCCGAATTAAGAACACTTGTTTCTTTTGTAGTATCAATAATTATCAAAGGCGTCATCACGGGTAAGATATATTGTTCGTATTCATATGGTCTTAACGCTCTGTAAATATAATGTCTATATTCATCATTCCAATATGGTTTATTATAATTATGAAAGAAATCAAAAATCATGTTTAAACGTAAAGGTAATGGTGAAGGTTGCATATAAAATTCAGGACGGTCAGATTTAATATTTAAATACAATTTATGAAGCTGAGTTAGATCTACTTTATGTGTTATTTCTTCAGCATCACAAATATTAATCGATTTTACTTCAGATACTTGGTACATCATTATAGAATCCTTTAATACGGCAAGCCAAATCAAATGAATGAACAATGAGTACTATTAACGTGTATGTTCGAGGTTTTATTATCCCGCACACAAGTAATATTGTCAAAAATATGTACGCGGTAGCACTAACACTTGTTTTGAACAGAGTTTTAACAAGCACTAGCAAAAATTTTGTTGAAAATTTAAAGAATTGCTTGAATAGGATTGCAATAGCAATAACTATTTCAAGTAATATGTATTTTATCTTTTTAGTAATAATTTTGGATGTTAAATTCTTGAAAAATGACACAAATTTAAAATTTCGAACTATTATTATTGTGTAAACTCAAAGAATACGATGTTGTGTTTTCTCTAGGAAACTTTTGCACAATTGATTATCAACTTTGAGGGAATGCGTAGTAACGATATACGCTCGGGGTAATTTATACTTTTGCCGGAAGTGTAATTGTTTGTTTAAAGTTTATAATTTTAGCGGGTAAGTGGTCGAACCGTTCTATCCGCTCGTCTATAAAAGGTATGTAGCTGTATCAAATCGAAGGTATGCAGTATATCAACCGTTAGGAAGGTAATACAATCAATCAACGATAAGGTAACGCAGTCAATCAATTATAGGTTGAAGGGAATATACTTATGGGTATATCAGCCTAATAAACAAAACACAGGGTATGCCTCTATTGGGTCAATCTAG